ATTCTATCCATCATCGCAGGGGTAAGTTTGCCAAGCCTATATAATCTTGCAGTTCTTTTGATTTCTCTTTCTCTTGCTTTGGGGTTCTTTGCACCTGCTACATATTTCTTTGGAACGCCACCTTTAGTCTTTGGTACTTTAGCAAACTTACGCTTTGCGGGTTTTCTTACTGCCATTTTTCATTCCTTTCTTTTTTCTNAGTTTTGCAAAGTCTGCACCTGTAATTTTATTTCTAGGACTAGCAACTCTTGCTAACTTTTTTTGTTTAGGACTGTATTTNCTAAATGGCATAANACTATCCTTTCTTTTTCATTTTAGTTTTCTTCATCTTCTTCATGCCTGCTTTTTTCATCATAGGCTTTTTAGTTTTTTTCATTCCTGCTTTTTTAGATCCGTAATGTCCGGGCATATTTATTCTCCTTCNTTATAGTTTTNAAANACATCAGAAACTCTTTTTGCTCTGTTGGGAGTTTGCTGATACCACTTAGAATTAAGACACTCTGCTGCTGCCATCCCATATCTTCCATGCTCAATATGATCAAGTGTCTTTGTAAACTGTAACAGCTTAGGAACTCCTAGCTGATACGCCATGTTTGCTAATGCTATCTTGATTGGTTCTGGTTGGTTTTTATACCAAGGTATTCTGTTATATAATTCTACAAGCATTGTATCNACAGTTGTTTTTAACAACATCTCTGCTTGCANATCAGACAAGCCACCTCCGGGAACGTCTGGATCTATTAGTAATCCNTAACCGATTGTAAGTTTACCTTCACTACATTTGTAAGGAATATGTTTGCCATCNTTTTTTTTCGTACCCTCTTCTCTTTTAATTACTTCTAACAGTTCTTGATTCATGATTGCTCCTTTACTTTTTAAATTGGCCTATGGACTTGAGTCCAAAACTAGCACCTATACTTGCTAGTATACCCCAAGATAGCCAATCAGGGCAATCCTCTCTTAAAAATTTAAAGCCATCAGATAAATATGGTTGGCAGGCAGGTATGAAACACGCAATTATTATTCCGCAAAAGAGCAAAGTCCATAGTTCATCTTTCCAACTAGTAGCAGAAGCATCCATAGCTTTCTCTTCCCAGTTCGCATCACTCTGTACTTTCTTTGTTGCAGCTTCTATTTTTGCAACTGCAAGTTTTTGTTTTGCTTTTGCTTTCTCTGCTCTGTTCTTTAAAAATGTTGTGGCAATATTTCCTATTGGCCCTAGTAATGCTTGTAACATTATTCCTCCTCTACAATTATGGTTGTATCTTCTATATGTTTTTTATCTTGATCTCTTTTATTTTCAGCTATTCCCGGCCCCTCATTAACGCATAAAAAATAATAGTGTGTTGCTAGATCAGGATGATAGATAGTGCAGTCATGTGATTTTGCTGACTTGATAGTTAATAAGTAAGCAACAAACAAATAAAATAAATAAATAGAAACAAGACCAAAGACTGCAATAAAAGAATACTCCATAAGCTTTCTTCTTTTTTCTTGCTGCTTATAAATCATCTCCTGTCTATCTTTTCTTATCTTTGCTTGCATCTGCAACAATTCATTCCACGCATTTACACCATAGGTAAAATTAATAAATTGCCTTAGCTCCGCTTCCATAGCTTGTGCTTTTTTCTTTGCAGCAAAAGCATTCAATGCTTCTTCTTCAACACTTGCTCCTATGAATATCTTTTTAAAGATAGGTGGGTTTTTAGCTTGCTTCTCTGCTTGGTTAATATCGGAAACAGCACCCATCCATTTACCCATATCCCCATACATAGAGTCTAGATCTCTACCAACTTCAAAGCCTTTTTTTATTGTATTGAAAGCAGCAGTAGCTATTCCTAACGCTGATACTGGATCTATCATTTTATGCCTATAATGTGTAAAATTACGAGCCTTTTAAATGGCTCAGGATGATTCTTGAGGTAGTTTAGTACCCCCTTTTTAATGTTGTATTTTAAGATTATCGATCTTTTCGTTTAATGTTTTTAGCTGATCTAGAATTTGCTTTATGTCTTGATGAAAGTCTTGTTTCATATCCTTCATCTCTACTTTGGTTGCGTAAGTTTCTCTCGTATCTACTAATCGCTGTTGTAACTCTTGTACTTTTTTCACGAGAGTAGTAAACATATAAGAGAGCATCCCTATAATTACTGACAACAATCCACTCCATATAAATATCGGCTCAACTGTCATCTGTAGTAGCTCTTAATATCGTAGTCATCAGGCCAATCGTTTACTTTAGCAATCGTCTTTAATGATCCATCTTCGTTATATTCATCAGTATGTATTGCTATAAACTTAGTCATAGAATTGCAAGCATCTATTGCATCGCATATTGATTTGTGTGCAGTTCTAACACTAGCCATAAAGGTTGTTACCTCCGAGGGTATTTCAACATCTGCTGTAATCTTTCTTTCTACTAACCAACTAAATCTACTTAACATACTATGTGCTGTTCTATCTGCTTTTTGTTTGGCTATAGTTCGCAGCCCCGGAGTTACAACTTGATTGCCTTTTTCATCTAGCAGTTTAGATCCATCTTCATTAACTTCGTTAGTGTCTGTAAGAGATTTGTTTTTTGCTTTTGTGATTGTACCAACTACAGAGTTACCATCGCTTGCTATTGCATAGGTTTCGTTATTAGATATGTAATACCTATCATCTAGTTTAGTACCGGGAGTTACTGGTAGTATTCCTATAGCTTTTTTTTCAGCAGCAGTCCATGAAGTAAAGATTTGTCTTGGATGCTTTACACCATCTATTACCATTGCTTTAGGAAACCTTATAAGTTCCTGTATCTTGTTATCCTTTATTAAAGCCCACATATTATTTCACCTCCTAAAAAGTATTGTTATATTTAAATGGAACGTCACCCCAAGCTCCATAGATGTAATCACCACCACTTGTATTGTAATCACCTAAAGTTGTTCTTAATTTAAAACCATTTGATAAAATATCCATATTATGATTACTATTTTGAGTTTCTGTAGTATTACTATCCCAATTCAAAGTTACATTATGTACATTAAAAGTTCTTCTAGCAGTATCTCTTACTTGCCAATTAGCAGCAGAATCTAATCTTTTTATAAATAACATACGAGGTCTAAATCCTGTGTAGATAAATGGTCCATTTGAATTACCATTTCCTTCATAGATTCCAAACTTTTGATAACCTTCAACATTAATCCAATTATACATAACATAAGTATTAGAGCTTCCATTAATATCTGCATGAGTTCCTATAGATATAACAGAAGAAGTCATAGCAGTACCACTTTGAAAATAATTTCCATCTGATTCAGCATTGCTAAGCTGTAAATATAAATTATGGTCATTACTAGCCATATTTTTTTGAGATGTAGCTATCCAATTACCAGTAGTACCTCTTTCACGAAATATAGTAAAATCAGGAATAGCACCTAAACCATGTCCTACTGTTGCATTTGAACCAGTACCAGTATAAGTGCCTATACTAAAACCTTTTCCTACTTGTAATGTAGTTGTAATTGAACCATCTGAATTACTAGATGTTGTACCCCCATTTGCTCTCCAACACCAAGCAACAAAAGTTCCACTACTTGCATTTGCACCTCCTGCTGAACCTAAAGTAAAACCATCAGTATCAAAAGAATTTAATCCTGTAGAAACTGTTTGTTCTGCATCAGTATTATTAGAACTTAATAACTTACCAGTTCCTCTACTAGAATCATATAATTGATGACTTGCTGAACTATCTCTTCTTTTTAGCCATACTAAATCAGGCTTAAAACCTAACCCAGTAATTGCATTAGTGCCACCATTACCTGTATAAAGAATTGGATTAAATTGTTTACCAGGATAATCACTATCAGTCTGTGCAGGGTCTATGTCATCTGATATGGGTAAGTTAGCTGAACATAAAGCTAAAAATCCTGTTGGTGGTGTATATTTAAAATCACCAAATCCATTACTATCTGCATTACCTCCTGCAGAAATTGCTCCACTAAAAGTAGAATCTTGTCCACAATTTACAATACAACCTCTAGAACTTGTATAAGTAAAACAATTAATAAACGCACTTTCAGGATTAGTTGTCCATGATGCTTGAGGATTAGTTCCATTTGCAGGGTCACCTGAATTAAAAAATGTACCATTTCTCGAAATAAATAATTTTTTATTATCCATGTCTAAAGCAAATCCAACTATATCTCCACTAGA